CGAAACATAATTGAATCGGCTTGAGTACATGTGAGTGATGAATAGAATAATAATTCAATCATGGGATGAACGGCTCCGTTCCGCGACTTACTTGCGTCCCACCCAAGAGTGGGATGAACGTCAGGTCTTATTATAGACCTCATATCTTATTTAGTCAAGTGTCTTCGTATCAACACGAACATTTATAATTGTGGTTATTCAAATAGTGCAAAGTCTCCTTGAGACCACCACGATGATTCAGTCCAATTGATATTTGTGGATACTCTGCATTGCTACCAAACTCTGCATGAAATTGTTTATCTGTAAAATCTTCATCCAAGAAGTATTCATGGAAATCTTCGTGAATACTTTTCAAGAGCATACCAGCTCGTTCACATTCTTGACTACCGTTACTGTAAATTACTGCTTGCATTTCTTTTTGTGGTTGTATTCGATTACAATCTTTTCATGAGTTGTAGTTTTATCTGAGCAAACATAATGTTTTAATTCACCGCCCAATATCTTACATACATTATCTAGTTGCAATTGCGTGACAAAATTTTCGACTTCAGGAGTTATTCCTATCTTATTAGATCCTGGTTTGTTAAAATCATCCATTAGGTCGTCCTCCAATCTTATCCCACATTTCTTGTACCATATCTACTGCAGGTGGTGTTTCATAAGGTGGCGCTGGTTGTGATTGCCACTTATCAATTGCTTCTTGTGTAGGAACAGCAATTCGGAAAGGAATATCATCTTCTTCAAACTCCTTATTCATATCAATATATGTTTGGGGAGTGATCTTTAATTCATTCATGAAATAGCAAGCGGTTGTAGTCTATCTAGAATCTCACGATAAGCAGGAACGATATCACCTTCATCCTTTCGGAATAGATCCTTATCAAATCTTTCATCACTACCAATCTTCCATAGTCTCATACTATCAGGACTGATCTCATCAGCAAGATACAAATCACCATGAGCATCATAACCATACTCAACTTTAAAATCTACAAGGTCAATGCCCATAATGTAGAACATCTGACGGAGATAATCATTAACCTGTAGAGTCATCTCAATGAAAGGTTCGGGATTATATCCCATCAGACGCACACGATCAGGTGTGAGTAGAGGATCGTGCTTACTATCATCTTTCAGAAAGAACTCAACAATCGGTTGTGGTAGTGGAACTCCTTCATTTAGAGTTGTTTCACGAACAATAGATCCAGCAGCACGGTTCCTACAAATAACTTCTAGTGGAACAATATCTACCTTCTTACAGATCATCTTATTAGCACCAACCATATTGATATAATGATTGGGAATAAGTTCTTTGGAAAGTTTTTCAAAAATAATAGATGAGATACTGCAGCAGAGAGATCCTTTTCCTAGTGGATGGTCAACCATCTCACCGTTGCCAGCAGTTACTTTGTCATGATACTCAATAATGACGCGATCAGCATCGTCACCTTGATACACCGTCTTTACTTTTCCTTCTGTAATTACATTCATAATGTTCTCTCTAACCTATTCGTTGCTTGATCTGGAAAATCTCTTGGTCTATTATCAGTAGCATTATCAGTCTTAGGAGAACCTTCGTTCGCCTTCATAGTATGCTGATAGTTAGGTCGTGGGTATCTCATATAGAATGGATCAGGCATCCAGTATGTTACCTGCCATTCTTGTTCGGGACATAGTTCAAGATGCTTCTCTACGGTATGAGAGAAACTGCCGAGTTGAATGTATCCATCGTGAGTGATACATCTACCATTACCAGCATCAACCAGAAACATCATCTTGCTACTCAATCTCTCTGCCTCCAGTCATCTGGTTTATCTCTCTGAAACCAGTCTTTAATATCATCAGCACTATCGAACCCCGTTTTATGATTGGATGGATCGGGGTCTCCTAAACCCATCCTATTCAGAAAATCGTCGGTACTACCTTCCTCAATATCTTGCGATGCTTGCCTTCGTGCCTTCTGTAACCAGTCCCTAGCAAGGGTATGCGACTTGGCAAGTTTCTCTACCCAGATCATATCCTCTAACGGAACATGTTCTTTATTGGCAATACACCTACAAATAGACTCTAATCTGAGTCGGTAAGCGGTAGAAAGCATGTTAGTTCTTTCGGAGTTTAGATTCTAATTCTGAAGTTTTATTGAAATCAGCATATGCTGCTTCTGATCTTTCACCGAGAATAGTTAAAATGTCATCACGAATCACATCGTTATCAACATAATCATCAAGATACTTATCTAGTGCTTCCTTCAGGTATCTATACCTGTGCCACTCCGGTGAGTATGGTTTATACATGATGATAATAATACATGCTAACGATCATAATACTATCTATTGGGTTTGTCAATCTAGTCCCAGATTACCTTGATCCTCAGTTTCCTCAAGCATGGAAGTGATGATGTGTTCATTCCCATCCATCATTTTCACAGCATACAAACTTGATTTAGCATACTTCTTTAGACCTTTATACTTTTTGATGAGCACATCAATCTCATCCAAGTCAATTGTAATTTCTGCGTCCTTTCCTGTTCGACCAGCATTCTGGTTACCACCGAATCCAATACTCATTTTCTTTTCTTCCCCTCCCTCTTTGCTTTCACACCCCAAAGTTTAGGATTAACAGTTCCATATCCAAAGTCAATTCTTTGGACAGAACCTTTTCCATACTTATCATAGTACATATCAAAAAGTTTAGAGACCTTGCCACAGCGAACAAGATCAATGAATTTTTGATTATCAACAATATACCAGATCAACCTAGCATCCGTTGGAAAAGATTTATCGTTCGCAGCTTCAAGAGTAGTTTTCTCAAGAAGGATCTGGCAACTATAGTCGGATGGGTTTACACTACTACTCTCTGATCCAAACTCAGCCATTTCCTTTTCCTGTTCTACTGCTACCGTCATGAACGGTCCCCCCATCGAATGTCAGGGAATGCCTGAGCAACATTTGCCTGGGATATTTTATATTTAGTTTGCAGTTGTTTATCTTTTGTTAAGCACAAAATCTTTGCCTCCTCTGGGTGCAGACCTTCTAACATCTGAATAAACATAGTCTCTCTACGAAGACCATTCAGGGTATCATTACCACCCTTTACAAAGTTATAGAGATGCTTCCACTCTCGACGGAGAGAGGTGTGATCAGTTCCAACAGGAACTTCATTCTCTTTGTATGGAACGTCTCCAGGTGGAAGAATACTGATGATGCTGTCATCAAAGTTCCAGATCAGAATGGAAGTCAGGGCATCATTGCGATACTCCTGAAGAATCTCCGCTTTCTTAGCACCACTCCGTTGCTTGCTCGCGAGTTCTAGAATCTCGTGAAGGAATGGGTTAGGTGGTAGTTTGACTTCCTTTGTTGCCTTAGTCTTCGTCATCGTCTTCGTGGGACTCATAATAGTTTTCAAATCGTACTGCTAAAATTTCATCGGGTAATACATTTCCGTTTTCATCAAACATCTCTGGATGCATATAAACGGGTTGGGTTTGGAACTGATGCTCCTTTGCTAACCATCCTACCACACCTCCTACAAAAAAGAACATGATAGAAACTAATGTTCCGATAGTCAAGGTTACTGCTAACATCTTTTGTCCTCCAGAGATTTATTTCTTTCTGATGTCCAGATATAAGTTTAGGTGAAATACAATCTCTCTGCGAAAGAGAGCGACCATCTTACCAAACTTTATCTGAAAAGTTTTCGGGGGTTCTGGTTTCTTCCTCCTTCTTCTTAGTAGTAACTCAAACCCACGATTAATGTGGGTATCATCGTTATTTAGATTGCTTCTTTCTTCGTCCAGGTTTTCGGACATCACTATACCTCCTTGCATCTTCTATGAAACTTTCTAAGTAGTTTCTGATTTTTCGTGCTTGAGGTTTAGGAATGTGACCATAACCTTCACGCAATTGTCTGTGCTCGTTATCAGCACCACCTTTGAGATATTCATCCAGATCTAAAATCAATCCACCAATTTCATTAGCAGTTGAACTTGAAATGAATGAATCTATCTCATGCTTTTTTATTTTGCTGTCCTTGAGGTAATCATAAAATCTTAAGTTCATTTGTCCCTCAAAGGCATTATCAATCGCATGTTCTATTAGATCGAAGATGTCGCTGAGGTTTTGTTCCATTAGACTAAATTCTGTTCTCGTAAGTATTTGACAGTTTCGGAGCAACCTCCGATGGATGTTTCATCAACTAAAACCTGCGGGAATGTGGATCCAACTCCAAACTTGGAGTAAAACTCCTCCCT